GCTGAGACTTCATCATCTAAGTCTTTGAGTGTAGGGCTAGATTCAAATGACCAGAACAAATGATTGTTAAGTTGCAGTATTTCATGTGACTTGTCTGGGTTATTCTTTAGCAAACTTTCTGCTGCTGTCTGTGTCATTTTGCCAGTCATGGCAATCAAGCGCATAGCCATTGTGTGTGCATTAGTATCTGCTGAAAAGTAAAGTGTAGGATGTTTGGTTTTTGCAGCAATAGACAATGCAACTGATGACTTACCTGCACCTGGAGTGCCAGCGATTACAGTTACTTCTGCTCGACGCAGAATAATGCCAGCCCTTTCAAATGCAGCAAAGGCAGGTGGCAACGGTTCGCCACCCACCTCTGCTTTATTTATAGAGCGTCTAAGTGTTTTCACTTAATCTGTTCTGGAACAAATGTGTTCCACTCTGGTGACTGTACTGTGACATATTGATTCTTGCACTTATCAAAGGCACCCTTCGGTGCTGGACAGAACCAACCTTTGTAAGGCTTACCATCTTTACCCATACCTTGAATTGCAGTCATCTTTCCGTGTGGACAATTACGCCCACCAATGATTTGAGTTGGTGCTGGTTGTGTATAGTCTTGGGCAGGAACTGATGTTCCACCTAATGTTTCAATGATGTTGCCACCAAATGCTTGGGCAACTGATGTTACTGATGGGGCTGGAGTACCGCGTACTGCTGACTCTAGTTCTTGTGCTGCTGATGCAATTGCATGCACTGAAAGTGCAACAATATTGTCTAGTTCTTCTCCGCTTTCTGCACGGACTGTTACTAGGCTACCTGCTGGTGTTTTTACTGTGATACTGATTGGTGCTTCTGTACTAGGCACTATCTTCTCCTTGCTCAAATGGAATGGCTAGACCCTTTTGGTCTCGCCACTGTCTTACTTTCATTGCAAACTGTACACCTTTCCATCCTTCTTTGATGTCAACCCATACTAATTTGCATGTTCCTGTCCCTGCTGGGGCATGAATTATAATTGCTTTCTCTTTGTTGATGTCACCCCATGTGCCACGGCTTGCCGTGTCCACCATATACGGCATGCCGTTGGCATAAATTGCTAACTGCATTGATATATTATTTGGATGGTCGATGCGACCTGTCTTAAGGTCAGCAATGAATCGCTCACCTTTATATTCAACAACTCTATCTGGTGTGCCAGCAATCTTAAACTTATCAAGAACTGTGAACTGTTCAATGAA